ATACCGTAAGCGTTTTTACCTGATGCAAACCCCATGGCTACGCTCCGTACCTATACGTGGGAGGTGATATTTTGAAGGACGCACGATCTCGGTCCTCCTCCATGGCGCGTATCATTTCTTCTTCGTAGATTGCTTTCAGCATGGTCATCATCTGTGGATTTTTTTTCATCGACAGATAATAAGCTAGCCCGGCTGCTAGGCAGGGGTAAAACCGAAACGGCACATCTACAGTATCCGTGAAGGCATCTGCGTCTTCAATTCGGGTCAGCCGGTTGAACTTGAGAATGTCAGTGCTGTTGTCTGGCACCGGCCAAATTTTCAATACCGGGGTAATTTGCCTATCAAGAAAAAATTGATTAGGTCGGCCCGTCTGAGTTTTTGTCGGTATGTTCAGAAACTCTGAACGACTTAGGCGGTCAATCGCAAAATCGGTGCCGTCACGAGTCACTACGGTTGACAGTATATCAATCGTAGATTGCACATCAGACAGATCTTGAACAGCAGAAACAGTGGTAGTGGCGGCGCTTGTGCCTCCAGTAATCGTTTCTCCGCTGGAGAAAGTCCCAACCGGGATCGTTGTTGCAACAGAAGTAGCCGTAGGCTTACTGGTGATTGACGCGGTGGCTGTGCTCGTGCCCCCAGTGATTGTTTCTCCGACCGTGAAACTAGCTGAAGCAGCTACCGATAGCGTAAGAGTACCCGCAGGATATTCGCTTATACCGGACGCGACTGTGATAGAGGTTTGATCAATCGTCCACTGATTAAGGCCTCGGTTGGCCCAATCAGCGAATAATAAATTCATGGACCTTTTGGCCGTTTTCAGGTCGTAGCCGGTCCTAAGCTCCAGTCCGCAACGCTCAAACGCTTCTTCAATGTACTCGGCTACATCAATCTCAAAATTTTTGCTGCTACTCGTTGTCATTGTATAAGTTATCGAATACACGGTTCACATCAAGCACGTAGTCTAAATCAGACTTCGAGTAATGTATGTGCGCCGAAGGCTTAAAATCTGGAGCGCCTGTACCCGTTTCAAACCATGCGGGGTGCGTTACACGAACCCTGTTGTTTGGTAATGCAACGATGTTACCTGTCCACTCCCCCGCATCTAGTAATTGCAGCACATGACTTTGTTTATGTTGTGCTGGATCATCCGCAATTTCGCTTTCGGTGTAGTCTACTGTGAAAAGATACTTGGCGGGATACATTTCTCCACCAATCTTCGCCATCCACGGGCAGGGCGTTGCACGGTCTAAAACATACACGGCATGATGATGCGAGGAGCAGTCCCACGGCTGTGCGTCATGCACCGCCATAGGATCTGGCCATTCTTCCAAAGGGACATCCGCAACCAAAGCGGTTATAGGCATCCTTGCCCACATTGCTCCGCCGTGAACGGTGTCCTCTTCGTCACCTTCTGCTTCTATGCCCGTAAAAATCATCTGAAAACTCAGACATCTACAAGGCATTGTAGTTACGGCTACGGCCATGGCGTGTAAAAACTCGCCATGATACGCCTCGTGGTTATGGGTAAATTCTTTTCTTACCCAGCACTTAAAATGTGGGATATTAGATTGTAGGTAAGCCATATTTTACTTGCTTACCTTCCCACCCCGGCGATAGCCCTTCGATTTCATGTTGGACACCTTGCCTCCGCCTTTCATCCCTTTGGATTTTACGGCACCGCCCATCTTCATGCCTTTAGATTTCATGGCACCGCCTTTTTTCATCCCTTTGGACTTCACAGCACCGCCCATCTTCATGCCTTTAGATTTCATGGCACCGCCTTTTTTCATCCCTTTGGACTTCATGGCAGGAGCTTTTTTCTTAGCCGTTTTCTTTTTTGGGGCACCGTTGCCCAGATTTACTACTGACATATATACCTCACAGGTACTTGGTTACTTTTCTGCGGTTCTCGAGTACAGCCCCGCACCCTCTAGCAATTTCTTGTCGGACCTCTCCGCCCACGCTCATGTTCTTGACCGTCGCACGCTCGGTGTTTTTAACGACCGTCTTGCCTTTTTTGCCTTCTTTTTTCTTCTTGCGTGCAGTCGCGGCTCTTTCTGATTTAGTCAGAGATCGTGCCTTAGACTCAGGCAAACAGCGATCTGGGTTTTTCTTATCTGGGGAGGTGCCACATTTGCCGACAATGTTTCCTTCACTGTCGATCCGAACCCAGTTCTGCTTAACCCATTTCTTTAATTCACCCATCAGCGGCCTTTCCGTTTTCCACCCTTGGATTTCTTGGCGTAGTTTGGGTCTTTACAATACTTGCTAGCAGCCAAATTAGCGTAAGCGGACGGGTATGTGTCAAAGGTACGCTTGGCCCAAGCTTTACCCTCTGGGCAAATCTTACTGCCTTTGCTTTTTTTGGACGCCCCGCCGCCTTTACGAAAATAAGTCAAGCCTTTCGGCATACTTGCTCTAGTCATTACCACGCCTTACAAGACCAATATCTTGCGGAAAACTTATCTTTTGCGGTATCACACTTGTGCCTTGCACGAAAGTTCGCCCGCCTTCCGGGCTGGTCTTTCTTTATCGACATCTTCGGATCACCGAATCGTACTAGCTTGATTTCACTGCCTTTTTTGGCCAGAACCGCACTTTTTTTGGTTTTCCCCGGCGTGCGTTTCGGTTTGTTAAAACCAGCAAACGTTTCACCCCGGTACTTTATTCGACCAGAAGGAAGTCTTTTAACGTCCTTAGTTGTCGCCATGCGTAATGCCCTTGCTAGTAGTCTTTCCTCAAATACAAAATGACCGTGTAGGTGTCACCATCACTGTGGCCGACTGTGGTGAATTTGACGTCACCTGTCTTGCCTGATCCTGAGTTATTGGTCAAACCACCGAATTTTGTGTAGTCGTGATCCCCACTTTGGTTTTCACCTAGCTCGATACAAAATAAATCTGTGGTTGCGTCCCACAAGATTTGCACTTTCATACCGATGCATTGCCACCAAATTCTTTCGATTGTTACACCAGTACATGTGTCACCGTCCGCGCTAGGGGTCAAGGCCGAAACATCCACCTTCGTGACGGCGCTTTCACCAGAGCCGTCCGAAATGTTGGTGAGTTTCAAAACAGCAGTTTTTGGGCCGTCTGCTAGCGTTTGTGAAGCTACTGTATCAGCCATCTCGCTCTCCTATTACTGGTCAGCGAAAGCAGGCGCAGTAGTGCTCGTTACATTCCCAAAAATTTGGTAATTGGTTGTGTTCAAGCCAACTATGGTCACTTCAAACCCGGCAGGCACATTCAACTGTATGCTGCTATTAGAGTTTCCATCAGAGAATACTGAGCTAACTTCATTGCCATCTGTATCTAAGAAAGTAACACCACCAATGTAAAAATTAGTGTTGCCGGGAGTAACAATAAGCGCGTCCGTAGCATCAGCAGCGCCGCCAGCGTAAACAAACTTAAAAACAGATCCAGCAATAGGAGCCGGAAGCGTATAAGTATTATCTTGACCACCGTCTGGAACAAGTAGGACTCTTCCGCTATGAGTTGCGTTAGTAAGCGTTACGTCTCCGTCGGACAAACTTACGGGTCCGTCGCCTAACGTGGCTACCTCGGTGAATGCCCCGGTAGAAGCATTTTTGCTGACGGTTTTAAAGGTGCTTTCAGATCTAACTGCACCCGAAAAAGTAGTATTAGCCATTATGATCTCCTGTCTTGGCCAGTGTCAGACGCGGTATGCGTCTGTCAGGGATGAGTTGAATATACACAAAAAAGAAAGGGGCAACAATGTGCCCCTTCTTTTTCACAAGTTTTTACAAACCTATGCGCCGGGAGTTCCGATAACGGATCTCCAATCGGACACGCCAAACGAGTAACGTTCACGCGCTTTGAAGCGCATGTTACCCGTATCAAAGTCACCTTCCATCGCAGTTTTGATGGGGGTTCTTTGAAACAGCTTGAAGCCGTTTGGTGCATCTGTCTTGACGAAAAACGCATCAGTGTCTGTCAGGAAGTGGTTTACCACTGCTCCCTCTGGAAGCATACCCATAGACTTGAGTGCGTTAGTGTCGTTGTCGGCAGTGCCAGACCGCAGGTTAGAGTTCAAAACTCGTTCTGCGATAAATTGCAGTTCTTTTGGAATGATCAATTTAATCCCACGAACAGCAATTTTTAAGCCTCGCTCATCGGTAAAGCCTGCGATATCAATCAGCATCTGCTCAAGAGATGTTTCGTTGAGGTCAGAGGCAGTCGCTAGAACGTTTGACTGATTTCCCGAGATAGACGGGTGGTCAGATGCACACAAAGCAGAACCGTCACCGACGGGGTTGCTGGTGCTGAACGCGTTGTTCAGTACGCTAGCCGCACGGATCTGTTTGGTTTGTGACATAGAACGTGCCAGCGCGCGGGTATACCGTGCAGCCAACTTGTCATAGAGATTATCTTCGATAGCTTCCTCGGTGATTGAAAAAGCCAACGCAATTGTCTCATGCGAATACCGTGCAGTGTATGTTTCCTGCGCTTGGTCGAATGAGATAGCGCCGCCTTCTGATTTCACAGGGGCAGTACCAAAGCCCGAAAGCATGACTTCTTCTTCAAACGCGCGGTCTGAAGTTTCTTCGTCAAATATTTCGGCGTGTTCCTGATCGTAACGATCATATTCCAGCCCGAACAATGCATTTAGTCCGGGTTCTAGCTCTTTCGCTAATTGTGCGCGAGTAATAGCCATTTAGATTCTCCCGTTAAATGCCAGTTGTCGTGGCAGTGGTTTGTGAATCGAAACGCGCATTCGAGGAGTTGTAGTGTGCATTAATTCGCACAATCAACGGTATACCGGCAGCAGCAAAATCACTGTTGGCTTCGTCATCGACGATACCCATGATTTTGAGCGGCAAAGTAGCCGTTGTAGCGATTGATGACACGGACAACGCTGAATTTGAGCGTCCGGTATCTGTGCTACCCGTTCGAGCAGACGTGCCAAGACTAGCGTTCGCAAAAACACCCGCCAAAGCCGTAGCTCTGTTGGTCGTTGTAGCGTCTGTAGCGACTTGGAAAGTTTGCATCGGATTATCAGCAACGAGAGCTTTGACAGGAAAATTCGTGTCAACGCTAACGCTGTTTGATCCGGGCCAATAGTTACTAAAAACAGGCTTCTTGGACACAGAGTCCACGTATTCAACTCCAATCAACACACCCAGCGCAGCAGTTGTACCACCCGCCGTGTCGCCTGCTTGATCAATAACGCCCGCCGCAAGCGGAATTACTAGGCCATATTGAAAAATAGCGTTTGTGTTGTTGCTGGCAATCTCATATTGAGTAATGCCGGTTGAATTAGCGGAAGCTCCTACCAATCCGATAGGACGAAGCCCGTAAGCGGTTTCTTGATTTGCCATGTTTTGCTCCTAAAAGCTTACTTACGAGGACCACCAAAAGTTACACGGGATTGACGTTCTGGTTTGTCAATCACCATAGTTGAGTGTGCATTCTCGCGAAGAACGTCCGTTTCAATGGCTTCAATCTGATCTGCGCTCTTTCTTTCAAAATAAGCAGTTCGTTCTGCAACCGTTTCCAACGGGATTCTTGCCAGAAGCAACCCGCCAACACCAAACACGCCTTCATATTTCCCCGATTCAATAGTAGGTGCCTCAAAATCCGGGTATTCATCGCGTCGAACAAGCTCATAGCCCTCTCGCATACGAGAAGAAATATTCGTCCTGTCCTCAAATCCACGTACTTCCGCACGTATCCAACGATGCTTAAACCCTTCTGGCGCAGGGGGCGCGTCTAGTTTAGACGGTGGACTCCACGGTTTTCTTTTTACCTGTGTAGCCCGTGATGATTTAGCGCGGGAAGTTCTCTTGATAGCATCAATTTCATCTTGTTGATTATCAGTCATTGTCCTTCCTTCACGTATTTTGCGTACTCTTCGAGTGGCACTCCCAATCTTTTGGCAATTGTTACTTGGCTCGGGGAGAGGCGAACCTTTTTGCCGCGTCCTGATGAAGACTTGCCACGGGATACACCCGCTACAGACTGACCAGAACGATTATTTCGTGACACTTCCACCGATTCATCTGGGAATCTATGCGGGAAAGCATCTTTCATTCGTGAATCTAGCGCATCATAGTAATCATTACTAGAGGGGTCAAACCCTTCTTCCTGCACTAATTTCTTATGTAATCCAAACGCCGCAAACGTCATTGCGTCGTCTGTACCGAACCATTCGTTTTTAGAAGCCCAATCCTCCGCCTTGGGGTCTGGGGCCGCTTGAGTGGGAGCCGGAACGTATTGTTGCTGCTCTTCTTGCTGCTGCACGTATGCCTGCTGCTGGGCCGCTTGAGCTTCTCGCTGCGCTTTAGCTTGCGCATGTTTGTCCGCAGCAATGCTCAGTTGAGCAATTCGCTCTTGCGCAGACATTTGGCGATCTACATCACCCGTTTCGATTGCGCTTTTAAGCTCTTCTTTTGCCCTAGTTTGCTCAGAAACAACACGATGACCGTATTCTGCCAGATAATTCTGATCCAGATTTTGCAGTCGCTGCTTTACGTTCGTGTTTTCACTTTGCACCGTTTGTGCGTAACGAAGTGCTTCTTCTCTTTCGCGCTCCGCCTCTTTTGCACGCTTGGTAAGCTGGTTTATGCGTTTTTGAACACTTTGACTGTACTTTTCATGTTCATCGTCGCCTTCAGCCTGCGCAACTTGTTCTTCCGTCGCCTCAGCCTGCGCGGGGGCTTCGATCTCTACTTCTTGCGCTTCTTCATCAAAATCTAAATCCACTTGGCCGTCATCAGCCTCATGGGCAGCTTTTCCTTCACTCATCTGCATGTCCCTCAGTTATGGTGTAAATCATCAGGGTCAAGAATTGTGGCCAGAATCTCATCGTCGTTGAGAATCCTTACCTCGCTACCGAACCTAGCAGCGTCTTCATCATTCAAACGAAACCGTGAGCCAGCGTAGCGAGCAAAAATTACCCACTGCTTTTCTTGGCACCACGCCCCGTTTGGAAATCTTTTGCCGTCATATGCATCAGGACCTAAACGAAGCACCAACCCTACGTTTGTTTGGATTGCATCTTCTTCTAGCGTCTTGGTGTTAAGAATAATACCGCCCTTACTACGCGTTCTTCCTTTAAAAGGGAGCAGTAATACGCGCCAGCCAGTAGGCTGGGGTAATCTGTCTATGATTGCGGCGTCTATAAGGGTGGGATCGAGTACGCGCTCCTCTTCAGGAACGTATGCTTTGGAAAGATCCAAAGGCTTTGTCGCATCAGTCATCAAATGATTCCTGTCTGTCTAGCATTTCAGAAAGTTCTACAAGCATGTAATCGCAAGAGCGAATCTCGCCCATACACTCTCTGTAATGTTCCATGTCTTTTATCCCGCCTTCCGACAAAACCGCCGTAATTTGGGCCTTGCGATCTAGCAGCGTCTTGCGAACAAACTGCACAATATCGATACCGTCCAATCAAGTATCCTCAATGTCTGACGATATCGGATATTCTCGCTTCTTTATCGCAAGAAATCAAACGCCCTATGCACTTGTGAAGCGTGATCCTCGCTCTGCTGCACCCATGCCTCGTTTCTTGCCGGTGGTGACCTTCGCAAACATCGTATCCGGAGTCGGCTCTTCGATGGTTTGTGCGTAAGGAATGCTGCCTTGGCCTTGGATTTCCGCTTTGCCTACAGGCTTGGGCGGCTCTTTGATCGGCCCACCCATGATTTTTACTCTGCTCATACATCACCTCGTTGTTGTTTCAATAGTTCACGCTGCATACCTGCGTCGATGCGAGCAGCGGTTTGGTTTTCTTGGCTTTGCAAGCGTTGTTGGAACTGCGCTTCACGCTGCGCAAGTTTCTGGCGATCTAGCTCCAGTTCTTGCTGCTCCATCGCCATGTCGTTCTGCTCTTGCTGAGACTTCAATTGCAACTCTTGCTGCTTGAGTTGTATCAAAGGATCTGGGCCTTGCTGCGGCTGG